GTATTCAAAGTGCAGGCGGTAAAGTTTACATAGACTCAAAAGATTATGCTAATGGTACAGAACGTTGTGCTGGTGCAATAAAAAGTAGTTTGTTCGACGAGTATGATAATTTTATAAATGTGCAAGGCGACATGCCAGACGTAACTACTGAGATGATTGAAAAGTGTTTGTTTAGTTTGAAGCATTATAGTGTAAGCACTGTGTTTACACAAATGCCAGAAGAAGAACAAAACAATCCTAATTCAGTAAAGATGGTTAGAGCAGGCGATAATGCACTATGGTTCGGTAGAGGTATGACAGGCTATGGTGATTGGCATCTAGGCGTTTATGGTTACCGAAAGAACGCATTACAAGCATACCCGTACTTGCAAGCTGAAAAAGAAGAACGTGTAGAAAAACTTGAACAATTACGATGGTTAAAAAGTGGTTGGCAAATTGGTTGTTTGAGTGTACAATTTAATGGTACTGAGATTAATACTCCAGAGGACATAGAAACATGGCATCACAACAAAAGCTCCCAATAAGAGATATCTTAGCAGCACTTGACACAGGCTCAATGAGTGTTTGGGACGAACTAAATGACGAAGAAAAAAAGAGTGTGAGCTTCTGGTTACTAAATCGCTGGATAAGTTCAGTTGCTGGTGATAGAGATGCGCAAGAACTTGCTGTCGTAATGACAAATGAAGTTTACAATAAAAATTGGAATGTATTAAGTACAAAGCATCCTAAGTTACAATGGCAATTACTTTGTGTTACACGAAATGCTAAAAGCGAAATTAGAAAACATATATGGATTGGTCATAAAAAGAAAACAAGCGACAACAGTAAAGGTGTAAAGCTGCTAGAACAGATTTATCCTAATATGAAACAAGATGAGGTAGAATTACTTGCTAGATTATCTACAAAAAAAGAACTCAAAGAACTTGCTAAAGAATATGACATTGATATCAAACTCTGACAAACCGTATATATGTGAATATTGTAATAAAGGGTATATGAAAGAAAGTACTCTTGCTGTGCATATGTGTGAAAAGAAAAGACGTTGGTTACAACAAGACGAAAAACGAGTAAGATATGGATTATATGCATTTCAGAGATTTTACAAACTCTCTGCGGGCACGAAGAAAGAGAAAACGTATGCTGATTTTGTTGACAGTCAGTATTATAATGCTTTTGTCAAATTTGGCAGTTTTCTTAATAACGTACAACCTTTGTATCCTGAGAAGTACATAGATTACGTTGTTACTAGTGGTGTTAAATTAGATCATTGGGCTAGAGATAGCTTGTATGAAAAATATGTATTAGAGTTTATACTTAAAGAAGATGTACACACAGCACTAGAACGCAGTGTTAAAACTATGATGGATTGGGCAGAAGAAAATGAACCTGCAGCATGGAATCATTATTTCAACTATGTTAGTTTAAACAGGGCAGTATGGCACATCAAAGACGGAAAAGTATCACCTTGGCTCATACTTAATTGTTCAAGCGGAAAAGAAATGCTAAGTAAGTTTAACGACGAACAACTAGAAATGGTTTATCACGTTATTAATCCTGAACATTGGGCAATGCGTTTTAGACGACTGCCAAACGATGTTCAACTCGTAAAAGATATTGCAAAGGAAAGTAATCTATGAAAATACTAATATGTGGTTTACCCGGAAGCGGAAAAACCACCTTAGCTGCTCCGTTTGCACAGTTAATCGGTGCAGTACATCTTAATGCAGATGCAGTAAGAAAAGAATACGACGATTGGGATTTTACACCCGAAGGACGTATTAGACAAGCTCAACGTATGCGTCATCTAGCAGATGGTGTAGTAAAGGCGGGAAAGATTGCAGTAGCAGATTTTGTTGCTCCTACTCCACAAGCACGTGACGAGTTTGGTGCTGACTATGTAGTATGGATGGACACTATCAAAGAAGGTAGGTTTGAAGATACTAATGCAATGTATGTTCCTTTGGACAAAGGACAATACGACTATCACGTTGCTGAATGGTTTGATGACACACACGAGCAACTTGTAAAAATTGTATCTAAGTATATGGTGGACTATGGTAACAAAGAGTAGACACTTAGCCAAGGCAATAACTTGGCGCATTATTGCAAGTATAGTGACTGCAATAATTGCATACGCATTTGGATTACCTCCGAAAGCAGTTGGGGCTGTTTTCGTAGCTGATCTAATTATTAAATTTGTTTTGTATTATATACACGAACGAGTTTGGTACAAACATATAAAATATGGAGTTAAAGATGTTTGATTGGAAAAAGCCGACAGCACAGATGTTAGGACGTTGGCAACCGTGGCATGATGGCCACACAGCATTGTTTAAGAAAGCATTGCTCGAAACAGGACAAGTGTGTATTATGATTCGCGATGTAGGTGGTATTATAGGACAAGATGCAGGCGCTGGACGTACAGTTGCACAAGACGATAATCCATTTGATTTTGAAGAAGTTTATAACAATATTGAGATGGGATTAGCAGAAGCAGGCTTTATATATGGTAACGAATATGTTATAATGAAAGTTCCTAATATTGTAGACATCAGTTATGGACGTGGCGTAGGTTATACATTTACACAACACGATTTAGGAGAAGAAATCCATAATATTAGTGCAACACAAATTAGAGCTAAACTAAGAGAGGAAGGCAAACTTTAATGCCAGATATTGATATAGACTTTGCAGATAGAGACATAGTGTTGTCGAAGATACAACACCGTGTTGCTAAACTTGACAGTGAAAAGAAACACAACACTGGTGTCTATGTTACTGAGATTCCTCATAACCCTGTGGATAACTTATCTACTATTGACTACAAAACAGCAGAAGATAGAGGCTACTTTAAACTTGACTTTTTGAATGTTAGTATATACAAAGATGTAAAAGACGACAAGCATTTAACTACACTTATGGAGAAAGAACCTATATGGAAACTACTACAACACGAAGAGTTTGTGGATCAGTTATTTCATTTAAACGGGCATACGGATGTACTGAAACAGACTTGCCCTACTTCCGTGGAACAATTAGCTGCCGTCCTTGCTATGATACGACCAGCGAAGAGACATTTGATTGGGAAGACATGGACGGAGATAATGAAGGAAGTTTGGACGAAGCCAGAGAATGACGAGTATTATTTTAAGAAAGCACACGCAATAAGTTATGCGATGGCTGTTGTAGTGCATATGAATTTATTGTGTGAGAAATTAAATGGCAACTGAAGTAAAATTTTATACACATTTAGAAGAACTATTAGATACAGCGCCGCCGCTGCCTGCACATAAGTTTTGGCCCGAATGGTTTAAAAGACAGCCTCCTGTACTATCTGATGCTGATGATGATTCTCCTACTTCGTCTACAATAAGAAAATGTCCAGCTGCATTAGATATCTTAAGTATGGGATACATAATTCCGTTATGGTGTGATTTTAAACTACTAAGAAACGAAGATCAATTAGGATGGATGTTTCCTCCTAGAGCAGCACAACATTTTGGAGGAATACAATTACACGCAGATGCACAAATGTCTGAGTATCCGTTTGATAAAGATTCTTTTAAAGGAAGTGTTAAGTTTATAAACCCGTGGAGCATTGTAACTCCTAAAGGGTATAGTTGTATGTTAGTAAATCCTTATTTTCATACACACCCTAATCTTAGAACAATGAACGGCATAGTTGAAACAGACGGATACCATGAAGCACATGTGAACACATTTTTTACTGCACCTGTAAATACTGAAATTACTTTACCAAAAGGAATGCCATTAGTACAAGTTATTCCGTTTAAAAGAGAAGATTATAAAATGAAATTGGCTGTTGGCAACTTTGCAAGTAAATTAAATAAAGTTAAAGAGTTTTTAGCAGACAGTTTATTTAACGGTGATAGAAACAGATATCGTTCCGAGTTGTACGTTAAAAGATACAAATAATTAATTTTTTGGCGTTTTTACTAGCTGCACGTTTTTGCGTTTAACTCTTTTTACAGCTAAATTATTTAAATTAACGCAAGGCCCTATTGTTACTCGTACATCTTTTGAATTCATTGTTATTAATGAATATCGAAAAAACTCCATTTCATTTCTTAAAAAGATATTGATAGGTATCATTCGATTTGACTCCCACCACCATACTTCGCCTGCTTCTAGAAACATTCTTTTATGATCATCCGTTTTTAAATCCGTAAAAACGTACATTGTAGTAACATGTTGATCTTGATTGGCTATAATACCAACGTATTCGTTACCTCCGTAGGTAACAACACTAATAAATGGAAAGTTTTCTTGTATATCCTTTGTTAACATGGTTTTCCGATAAATACTGTATGCAATTAATACCTAGATATTTAGTCTCAAATAGATCGATAGTTCTAGCTAATGAAGCAGGTTTCGTTACGGAGTATAGACCAGTGTATCAAAAAAATATAAACGTATATAAAGGCATTGATAATGTGTTAGAATTTAAAGTTTTAAATGCAGATCAAAAGCCGATAGATTTAACAAATTATACAACAAAATTTCAAGCGTTTGACGAAAATAAAAGATTAGTTATAGAACACGACGGCACTAATGTAAATGCTACAAAAGGATTAGTAAAGGTTACTGTTACACAAAATGATTTATTAAACTTTAAACAACAATATTTTAGTTATAATGTACATCTAGTTAATGATAATTCCGAATCAGTTTTAACATATACTGACGAACATTTTGGAATGAACGGAACTATTTTTGTTAGTGACGAAGCAATGCCAGGTCCGGTTAAAGAAAAAGAAGTGTCTACAGTTTCAGTAGTAGATGATAGTGCTTGGGAAATAGGACCAGTAACAGCTGAACCGGGTATTAACGGAAATGAAGCATTACATACAGTAGCATTCTATACTAATAGCTATGCAGGAGATATTGTAATACAAGCTACTTTAGAAAATCAAGTTACTAATCAGACTAGCTGGGCAAATGTTGTAACTGTTAACTTTGATGGAACAGAAACAGAACCTAAATCTGTAAACTTCCACGGTGTATATAGTTATTTGAGATTTTATACAGAAACAGATCCTACAGATAAAATTACAAAAATACTAGTCAGAAACTAGTTGACAACGTAACAATATTACTATATAATAGTGATATGAATAATAAAATAATACTGACTATAGTCGCAACTTTTGTTGCGGCTTTTTTTACGACTACTATAAAATCTGAACCGTTAGAAGTTTGGATATATGCAGAAAGAACACCATCTTATCTAGCACCTTTTACTTACACACAAGAGTTTGTAGAAGCAGAAGATATTAAAGATGTGGTAAATTTAGATATTGTAACTAGCGGTCCTAAAGGACAAGTAAGTTCATTATATATTAGAGGCGCTGATAGTGATCAAAATTTAATTACTCTTAACGGTATACCTATTAAGGATCATTCTAGTCCTACAGGAACAGACGACATTGGCCAGCATAATTTTACAGGCATAAGTTCTGTAGAAATTATAAAAGGTCCTATGAGCAGTGTGTACGGAGCAAATGCTTCGGGAGGAGTTATAAATCTATTATCAGACGTATCGCACGAATCCTACGCAACTTTGAGTGTAGGATCTAATAATACAAACAAACAGAAAATACAAGTATCTGACATAAGTGATAGATTATCATATACAATTAATGTAGAGCAAGAAGCAACAGATGGCATAAGTGTATATCCGGGCGGCACTGAAACTGACCCGTATGATAGTACAAATTACAACTTAAACTTTTTGTACTACGGCGACAACGCAAACTATAGATTAAATTATATTAATGAATTAAACAATTCTAATCTAGACGGAACAAGTGATACAAAAGATTACGTAGGCAAATGGCATTGGACTAATTTGCAATTTGATGCAAACACAAACAACAGTAGATTTGCTTATAACAATTCAAAACACAATCGAACATACACAAAAGACGGATTGCTTGAAGGAAATTATAAAAGTAATACTAATACGTTTCTTGTTTCGCATATATTAAATTATAACAAAGCCGATGTTACGATAGGAGCAGAACACGAAAATGTAGATGCAAACTTCTTAACTAACATTAGAGGAGCGTTTCCGTATACTAGCAGTGTTGACAAAACTAGAAACACAAACGGATTGTTTGTGAATACAAATATACAAACCTATGACAACGCTATAATATCAACAGGTATAAGATATGATAGTATAGACGGCTTTGGTGATAAAGTTACTGGTAGATATGGCTTACATAAAAACGGTTATAGAGGGAGTGTATCTCTAGGCTATCGTGTACCTACACTATACGAAATGTATGGACAAGATAACTACGGATTTACAGGTAATCCAAATCTAAAAGAAGAAGATACTATAGGCTTAGAACTAGGCTATAATAATGATATATTCGATACAGCAGTGTTTGTAACTCAAGAATCTAATGCAATTATATATGATGGAACATATGTTAATGACGCAGATAAATCATATACTAAAGGTATAGAAACAACAGTTGCTCACAGTATAAATGATTATTTTATTACAGGCAATGTTGCCCTTACAGATGCACGTAAATCAAATGGCGAACAAAAATTAAGACGTCCTAAACTTACAAGCAATGTAAAGGTAGCTAGAATTATAAACGGTATAGAATATAGTACAAAGGCAAATTACTACGGCAAACACAAAGACATTGATAGCAAAACATTTGCTACTATTGATAAAAGTTCTGTTATTACCTATGATGCCGAATTAAAACATTTAAAAGACAACATAGAAATATTTGCAGGACTGTATAATATAAACGATAAGAACTATGAAAGACCTGACGGTTACAGTCAATTAGGGCGTAATTGGAAGGCAGGATTTAAGGTGTACTTTTAATGAAAAACTTAATAAGACATCCCATGTTTTTGCCAGGAGTGCTTGTTGCATCTCCAGTTCTTTACTATCTTCTTTATAAGCTAGGTTTAGAACTTTGGTGTATTGCATACGGATTAATATATTAAAAAAAATACTTGACACAACTACATAACGATACTATAATAATAGTATGAGTGTAGTAAACGATACAGTTCTGACATACTTACCTGCTAAGAGGAAATCAACTCCTAGTGGCTGGTTATCATTTAATGCGCCGTGTTGTCATCATAACGGACACACAGCAGACACTCGAGGACGCGGTGGACTTATATCTAACTCAGATGGAGGAGTTAGTTATCATTGTTTTAACTGCGGATTTAAAGCATCCTGGCAGCCAGGCAGAAACTTTTCACACAAGATGCGAAGGCTCCTACAATGGACCGGAGCGCCTGACGATGTAATCAACAAGGTGGCACTTGAAGTGATGAGAGAGAACGAAGGTGTACAAGCACAAACACGCATAGCGGAATTGCCTACGTTCAACACTGTACCGTTGCCAGATGATGCTGTTAGACTTGCAGACCATCAATGGGCAGAAGTAGGCACTATACCAGAGCGTATGGTAAATGTGTTCCAGTATATGCTTGAACGCAATCTACGTATAGATGACATTGACTATCATTGGAGCCCTAGTTTAGGTTATCGTGATAGACTTATTATTCCCTTCTACTATGAAGGTAGAATAGTAGGTTGGACTGCTCGTGCTATCACACCAGACAAGAAGCCTAAATATCTCACAGAGGTGCAACCTGGATATGTGTTTAACTTAGATGAGCAACGACACACTAAAGTATTTGCTATCGTGTGTGAAGGACAAATAGATGCACTACACGTAGAAGGATGCGCACTAGGCGGCTCAGAAATATCAGACCAACAAGCTATGCTACTAAATAGATTACAGAAGCAAATTATTGTTGTTCCTGACAGAGACAAAGCTGGTAGTAAACTTGTTGAACGTGCTATCGAGTTAGGTTACAGTGTAAGTATGCCTGAATGGGCAGAAGATATAAACGATATCGGTGATGCTGTGCAACGTTATGGTCGATTATATACACTACATAGTATTGCTACACAGGCTGATGAATCTCCACTTAAAATTAGATTGAGAGCTAAAAAATGGTTTACTTAGAAGAATTTTGGTACTGGTTAACTACTCCTTATCGTAAATGGAAAGAGCATCGTGCTCTTAAAAAACGGTTAGAAGAACTTAAAAAGTCAGATCCATTTATTTATAAATGAACGAATTTACATCATCATACAGTGCATTAAAGGGCACATTGTTACGTACTGTAATATACACAATAGGACACTTCCTTATTGCTGCTATGTGCGTTATGTATTTTACAGGTGCACCTTTTTATATTGCAATAACTGATGCAGTAGTAGAACCATTACTAAATGCAGTATGGTTTTTTATATTAGATAGACTTTGGACAAAAGACAAATGATTACTTGGGGCATAAGTGCTAACAGCCATGATGCTGCTCTAGCTGTATTTACAGATGATGGATTAGAATTTGCAAGCCACAGCGAACGCTTCAGTGGTGTAAAAAATGATGCGCATTTAAATGATAAATTAATAGAGTACGCAAAACAATGGGGAGAGCCTGATGAAGTTATATGGTATGAAAGACCCTTTATCAAAACTCTTAGACAACTTAGAGCAGGCCAAGGACTACGGCTGGGTGAAAACAATATTCGTAAGTATCTTAGATCTTATGGGATACATGCTCCTATTAGGTATACTGATCATCATCTTTCCCATGCTGCTGCCGGTTATTATACTAGTCCTTTTGACGAAGCCTGCTGTGTGGTTATCGACTCAATTGGAGAGTTTGATACACTTACTATCTGGCATGGTAAAGGATCCAAACTCAAAAAAACATATTCACAAGGATATCCACACTCCGTGGGACTCTGGTACTCAGCACTCACACAACGAGTAGGACTTAAACCTAACGAAGATGAATACATCCTCATGGGTATGGCTGCATACGGTGACCCGGGAAGATTTTGGTGGGACATGTATGATATGATTGAGTACATAGATGGGCCTAAAGTTAGATACAAAGATAATCTACACCGAGGGTGCCGTTGGTGGAAGCCAAGGTTAACATCGGAGCAGGATATGTTTGACATTGCCGCTGCCACTCAGAAGTGTTATGAGTTTACCCTAGAACAAATATTAAAGTGGGCTAAAGAAAATACTAAAAGCCGTAACCTAGTTCTAATGGGAGGGTGCGCACTAAACTGTAGTGCTAATCATTTAGCTTACAAGTATTTTGACAACGTATGGATTATGCCTAATCCAGGAGATGCAGGGAGTGCAGTTGGTGCAGTCCTAGCCCATCGTAAAGAACACATGCCAATGGAGCATGTATTTACGGGCTATAACATAGAAGGGGAATACCCAGTTGAAGAAACAATTCGAGAACTACAAGCCACCGGCATTTGTGGAGTCGCTAACGGCCGTGCTGAATACGGTCCTCGTGCTTTTGGTAATCGTAGCCTTTTCGCAGACCCACGCGGAAACGATATCAAAGACAGAGTCAACGCTATTAAACAAAGACAAAAGTTTCGGCCCTTTGCTCCAGCAGTGCTCAGTGAACACTATACCGAACAGTTCGACGGGCCAGCAAATAGTTATATGCAGTTTACCGCCCGTTGCAAAAATCCAGACCTGTATCCTGCCATCGTACACGCAGACGGTACATCCAGAGTCCAAGTGGTACCAAAAGACGATAGCGGAATACGACGACTGCTAGAACGTTGGTATGAAGAAACTGGCTGTCCTATGTTGTTAAATACTTCGCTCAATATCAAGGGTAAACCAATGGTAAACAATTTGACAGACGCTAAAGAATTTGAAAAGAAGTACGGAGTAAAAGTTTGCAGTTAATAAAAAATAAACACTATAAAATAATTGATAATTTTTTCGAAATAAATTATTTTAATGAATTAAGAGATACTGTTATTCAAAGCGAATGGCGGTTTGTGCCTAATATTAATTCTAATCATACTGAAGAAGATAATAATTGTTATTTTCAAAATGTAATATATGAACATGAACCTTTGTGTCAAGAGTATCATTTATTTGATCGTATATGGGGAGACTTTGATATTAGATCTTTAATTCGAATCAAAGCAAACTGTTATCCTGCAAAAGATGAACTAGTAACACATTCGCCACATACTGATGCTCCTTTTGATCATAACGGAGCAATTATATGTCTTAATACTTGTGACGGTTACACACAATTATCTGATGGAACAAAAATAGAAAGCATTGAAAACAGAGTTTTATTTTTTAATGCAGGTCTCGAACATAGCAGTACTAATTGCACAGATGCTAAGGCACGTTTTAATATTAATGTTAACTATTTTTAATTGACATATCTGATACAAGGCTATATAATATACACATGAGCAGACAGAACACAGATTACGGATACGACATACAAAAAGTATATCTTGAGATGTTTATGACAGACGCAGAGTCGTTTGTTAGATGTCAAGGTGTATTTGATCCAAGTACATTTGATCGCAAGTTACAAACTAGCGCAAAGTTTTTAAAAGATTATGTTGAAGAACATAATGCACTTCCTACGTTTGATATGATCAATGCAGCAACAGATAGTAATCTAAAAGATCCAGGACAGTTACAGGAGAATCACTATGACTGGCTTCTACAGGAGTTTGAAACGTTCAGTAGGCACAAAGCACTTGAGAAAGCAATACTTGACTCGGCAGACTTACTTGAGAAAGGTGAGTATGGACCAGTTGAGGACCTTGTTAAGAAAGCAGTACAGATTGGCTTACAGAAGGACCTGGGTACAGACTACTTTGCAGACCCGAGAAGCAGGCTAGAAGCAATCAAAGACAAGAACGGACAAGTAAGCACAGGTTGGCCGATGCTAGACAAAAAACTGTTTGGTGGATTCAACAGAGGCGAGCTCAATATCTTTGCAGGTGGTTCTGGTTCTGGCAAGAGTTTGTTCATGGCGAACATGGGTGTAAACTGGTGTTTAGCAGGCATGAACGTGATGTATCTAACTTTCGAACTTAGTGAAAACTTAGTTAGTATGCGACTAGATGCAATGACATCGGAGATTCCAAGTCGTGATATCTTTAAGAGCATTGATGATGTTGAAATGAAAGTCAAGATGATTGGCAAGAAGTCAGGTGCATTTCAAGTCAAGTATATGCCAACTGGTAAGAACGCAAACGATGTAAGAGCATATTTGAAAGAGTACGAAATCAAAACAGGACGCAAAGTAGATGTACTGCTTATAGACTATCTAGACTTGATGCATCCGATCGGACAAAAGATTAGTGCAGAGAACTTGTTTGTTAAAGACAAGTATGTATCGGAAGAGTTACGTAACTTAGCAATGGAACTAAACTGCATCTTTGTTACAGCATCGCAGTTGAACAGAAGTTCAGTTGAGGAGATAGAATTTGATCACTCACATATTAGTGGTGGCATTAGTAAAATTAATACAGCTGACAATCTCATAGGTATCTTTACAAGTCGTGCTATGCGAGAACGTGGGCGTTATCAGATCCAGCTAATGAAGACACGTTCATCAAGTGGTGTAGGACAAAAGATTGATCTAGGGTTTGATGTAGACACACTGCGAATCTTTGATTTAGGCGATGACGCTGAAGAAGCACCGTCTGCAGGTTTAGGAGGATCGTCTAGTTCAATAGCAGCAGCACTTAAAAGAACTCCAACAACCTCTGGTAGTTCAGGAACAGTAAATACAGATCCTGGTGAAGGAGAACCTGCAAAGAAAATACGTGCTGAAACTGATAGTACTAAACTAAGAGATTTTTTAAATAACTTAGGTAATTAGTCTGGTATATTAACAGGAATTTTTTTATTTTTCTCGTAATGGAAATGCAACATTGGTATCCAATCGTTAACTCCTAATGCTGAACTTTCATTAAGACTATTTGTAAATTCTTTACAACGTCTAACAGCTTCGTCAAAATTAGATAACTTTTTCATACGTTCCGTTTCTGTAGCAAGTATGTGTTGTCTAATCTTGTTTTGTTTGCGACTAAATGATTCTACAACATAATAAGGTTTGAATTTTTTTGGATCGGCCATAGAAACTCCTTTGTAGTATTTAGTGGATAAATATAACAAAGGAATATTTTTATGCCAATACCAGTACGAAGTATAAGATTACAAAAGAGATCATCTCAAAGTTTAGATACACTCAGCGGAGCATCGGGTGAAATTTTCTTTGATGCAGACAGAAATACCTTAAGGTTATACACTGCTAATCAGGCCGATAATATAACATTAGCTGATAGAATTTGGGTTACTGAAAATACCTTTAGTGGCAACTATAATGATTTAACAAATACTCCTTTTATTCCTACTGATGTTAGCGAACTTTCTGATTCTGGCAATACATTATTCAGCGGCGATTACAATGATTTAACAAACGCTCCTGACTTAGTTGCGTTACTTGAAGGCGTTGATGTTGATATTACTACAATAGATAACATTGGAGATGTTGATACTTCTTCAAGTCCTCTCACTATAGGACAAGTTTTACAATGGGACGGCAATAATTGGGTAGCAGCTACAGTATCAGGTATCACTGATACAAATACAACTTATGACTTAGCAGCTACAGATAATACAACAGCAGGTATTGATTTAACGTTAACTGATGTAGACGGCGGACAAGATATAATTAATTTTGTCGGAGGTACTGGTGTTGATGTTGTAGTTAACTTATCAGGAAATGTAGAAATACAAAACACTGCTACTTACAGTATAAACGATTTAACAGACACAAATATTTCTAATCCTTCATCAAATGATGTACTAGCATGGGACGGGTCACAGTGGATAGCAAGTTCTACTGCCGGTGGCGGAGGTGGTATTGAGCTTGCTGATCTAAGCATAGGCGCACCAGCAGCTGCCAGTAATGACGGCGCTATATCATACGACAACACAACTGGCGTGTTTACATATACGCCACCAGATTTATCAGCATACGCTTCACTGGCGGCATTTAGTGTAACTGTCGGTTCTGCACAGAGTGCAGGTAATTTATCTTACAACAATAGCACAGGTGTGTTTACGT